AGACAAAACACTCATTTAAAACCTCCAATATGGATAACAGCTTTTTTAGCTATTATGTCACACGCATATAAAGTTTCCAATATCCCTTTCCATGAATTTGAATCCGACATTCAAAATGCTGTTAAATTTTATAAGGAGAGCCTTTTTAATGAAACCGTTTAATCCTGAGGGACAAATTTTTGAGCTAAATGATGATGATGGAGATACATTTAAAGGTGTATTCTTTGCTGAAATGGATAATGACATTACAGGTGAATTAGGAGGGTTTCCTCCAATGCCTCCCGATTATATTGTTGGAGTAATGGCGTTTATATGGGTAGATAAAGAAGGTATTTGGCAAATGAGAGGAAGAACAGTGTTTCCTTCCGGCTCCAAACAAGTTTACTCTAATTCTTTTGGTAAAGATTCAAGCGTTGATGAAGTTCTTAAGTTTTTAAATAAATTACCCCTCAAAAAACAGCTATGGACAGAGAGTAAAACCGGAACAGTAGATTCAATTGTCCAGATCATTCGGGATATAGATATGGTTGAATATGAACGAACAGAAAAAATCGAAAAGGAGTAAAAATGGAAAAAACTTATACATTCACAGAAAAAGATCTTAAAGTTAGAAGTGACATAGCTCTTGGCATGTCACTTTTAACTTTATTGAGTTTAACCTTTAAAAATAATCTAACTAAAGAAGAAAAAGAAAAAAAATTTAACGAAGCACGAACCATTCTTTTTGAACTCTTAACATCTGATAAAAATGAGTAAAAATTTTTATCACCATAAAAGAGTGAACGGTATTAAAAAAACCGTTCACCGTCATGTTATGGAAGAGCATCTCGGCCGTTATTTAGAGCCTTGTGAGCATGTTTATCACATAAACGGCGACTCACGCGACAACCGTATTGAAAATCTAATCATAATCACAAAAAAATCTTGGAAACCATAATCACTATATAAATTTCTTGATCTAAGCCATATTCTCAAGTATATGTTGTAAATAAAACTTGAGAGTATATGGCTTTTAAAAAAGAAATTAATTGGGATCTCGTTGAACTTTATGTGAAAAGCGGTTCTTCACAAGAGAAGATTGCTGCCAGTTTACATATTCATCCCAATACATTAAGTGACAGGGTTAAAGAAAAGTATCAGACTGACTACGCCACATTTTCCACCAATTTACGCAGTGAAGGGGATAATTTAATTCTGGGACAACAGTTCCAGAAGGCAATGAAAGGTTATTGGCCAGCTTTACAATGGCTTGGAAAGGTGCGTTTAGGTCAGCGTGAACCCGAAATGCTGAATCAATTGGCATACAATCAAGTTCATTTAGATCAGAGCCACCTTATTATGGAGCTGCAACATCAGATTGAGGAGTTGAAGGCACATGCCAACAAGTCCAAAACAGAATAAATCTTTTGTTGAAGCTATACACCGTTTCAACATTTGGGTAGGGGCAGTTTCAAGCGGCAAAACATATAGCAGCATTGAAAGATTTATTTATGATTTGAAGAATGGGCCACCGGGTGACGCTATGATTATAGGCGTTAACAGGACATCCATTCAGCGTAATTTGTTAACACATTTATATAGAAGGTTAGGTTTCCCATGTCCGACAGAGAAAGCACAGATGAGCCGATTATATGGAAGAGACGTGTGGTTTGTTGGTGCGCCGGACGTAAGCGCAGTGTCTACTATCCAAGGCTCTACGCTGGCCCTAGCTTATGTCGACGAAGCGACGAATCTACCCGAACCCTTTTGGAAAATGCTAGAAAGCAGGTTAAGGGTTCCCGGTGCGAAATTGCTAGCAACGTGCAACCCAGAAGGCCCAGCACATTGGCTTAAAAAGGACTATATTGATAAGCCCAGTCTTGATTTGGTTCATTGGAATTTCTCATTGGAGGATAATCCGACACTTGATGACAAATATAAACAGCAGCTTAAAGCATCCTATTCAGGAATGTGGTATAATCGTTATATTTTGGGTGAATGGGCGTTAGCTCATGGGGCAATATATGACAATTACGACAAAGACAACGAATATGAAAATCCATTCCCTGCGCCCTCCTATTATGTCGTGGGAGTGGATTATGGTACGACTAATGCGACAGCCGCAGTGCTGTGTGCTGTTACCCCCAATAAATGGCCACAGATACGAGTGGAAGCGGAATATTACTATGACTCGTTCGGGATATCAAAGACTTTATCGGTTATAAAAACGTATCTGCGGTGTATGTGGATCCTGCCGCAGCATCACTCAAAATCGCCCTTAGACAAGCTGACTTGCCCGTCCTTGATGCCAATAATGATGTCCTACTTGGCATTAAAATCTGCTCAAAGTTTATTGGAGGGAAAAACATAGTCATTCAAAAGGGATGCACCATTTTAAGGGAGCATCTTCAATCCTATGCCTGGGATTCAAAAGCAGCCGACAGAGGCGAAGATAAGCCAGTCAAAAAAAATGATCACATATGCGACGCATTGCGTTATGCTGTCTGTTCTGCGTTCCCGCAAGGTGAGTTCAATGCACCTGATGAAAACCTCAGTTATGACCAATACAGGCGAAGGATATTTGAAGATGATTCATGGGGGCCGCTCGGCCCAATAAACGGGACATATTGCTGATGTGCAATCAAAGAATGAAAGTGTTTTTTAATGTTGTTGACGACCCTCATTGCAATATTTACACATGCAGCGAAGTTAAGGTTTTACGCGATTTATGGTTAAAAGAATTCCGTAAAGCAAATCAATCTGATAGAGTTGAGGAATCCAGGGTTGACACGGCGTTTGAAAGCTATAAAAACAATATTGATGACTTCATAAAAGGATGTAAAGATGGATGAAAATAAAACTTTATCAAAAGGCGAAGCATACGCTGTTGAAATAGAAAATGGTTTCAAACAATACGGAAATATTTTAGTTGTTTCTGATGAATGGCAGCAAAAAGTCCATAGTATGACTGATAAAGAAAAAGACATGCTTGCGGCACGATTGACAAGGACTTATTATTGGGTAATAAGAAAAGCCTTGGGAGATATGTAAATGGATGAAGCAGCACTCATTACATTCCTTCGGAATAGCGCAGCAGATTATCAGTGGCTATATGAAAATCAAAAAGAGATTACAAATGAATATAGAAAACTGGTCAATGATTATAAGGAAAGAGTAGATGATTTACTTAAAAAAATAAGTAATCTTCAAGTGCAAATTGCAACCATTCATTTATCTCAAGAAAATCAAAAAAATAGAATGTAGATAAATTGCCTAAATTGTGGTAGATTAAAAATTTAATTTACCACAGTGGATACATGGGCAGTTACGAGTCAGGAAACTACAGCTTAGGATATATCGACCCAAGCGATGTTCAGTCAAAAGATCTCAAGCAAATGATGGATTGGTTCTACCAATCCAACTACACGACAAACTCTACATATTGGCTTCAAGGGGCAATCGACAAGCGATTTAAAGTTGGCGACCAGCAACTTTATAATCAAGTCTATGGTCAAAACTCACAAAACGTTCAAAAGTTCTTTTTCAATCTGATTCGTCGTCATGTGAATATGATATGCGGTTTCCAACGCAAGAATCGGAAATCCACTATTACGATGCCTGTTCATGAAGGGGATGATCCTCTAGCTGATGATTACAATAAAGTCATGCGTTGGTGTGATGACCGTGACGGCTTTCAAGAATATCTTTCACAAGCGTTTGAAGGTGCTGTCGATACCGGAGAAACTCTTTTACACCTTTATCCTGATTATACTTATGACCCTATTTCGGGCGATCTTTTTACAGACGCTGTCGCATATAATAATTATTTGATTGATCAGTATACTAGGAAGCAGGATCTTTCGGACTGTAATGGGATATGGCGTAGAAGGTGGACATCAAAAGTGATGTCGAAAATGCTGCTTCCTGGCTATGCAGAAGAGATTGACAAGATGAAGCCAGGGGGGATGAAGGATGGACGATTCCCATTGCAGGCAGAACTCCAAAATGTGGCGATCAATAATTTATTTACTTATGATGAATTTTATTACCGAACCACAAGACGCGGCAAAATCGTATTGGATCCTGTTTCCGGTGAAGCTGTAGAATGGGAAGATAATGAACAAGATGATGACGACATGATGGAAAGGGTGCTATACCAGCAACCTTGGCTTAAAGTTAAAGAAGTTGACATTCCAACAGTCAAATTGGTAATTAGTTTAGGCGGTAAAACTGTCTATCATGGTAAAAATTTACTTGGCATTGACGATTACCCGTTTGTGCCCTCACAGTGCTATATAGAGCAAGATATCCAGGCGTACGCGTGGAGGAAACAGGGTGTTATCAGGAACCTCAGAGATAGCCAGTTCCTCTATAATATGCGCAAGGTAATTGAACTCCAGCTACTACAGAGTTCTTTAAACGCTGGTTGGATATACCCTGTCGATGTGGTTCCGGATGCAAAATGTTTCCGTCAGACAAGCGGCGGTGATGGGTTTTTAATACCTCTAAAAGCAGGAAGGTTGCCGAATGAAATTCAAAGAATTGAGCCAGTGGCTATACCTCAATCTTTACTTGAGTTATCAAATAGTCTTGCAGAAGATATCACAAAGATTTCGGGGGTAAATGAAGAACTTCTGGGATCGGCGACAGATGACCAGTCCGGTATTTTGTCCATGCTGCGTCAGGGTGCTGGACTCACAACCCTCCAAACCATTTTTGATAAATTGGATTACACGCAACGGCTTTATGGCAAGATTCGATTGCAAGGAATTAGAAAAAACTTTTCTAAAGGTAAGATACGAAACATTTTGGGTCATGATGCGGATGAAAGATTCTGGACAAGCCACAGCCAAAAATATGCGGTGGCTGTCGAAGAAGGCAATTATAGCACAACACAAAGACAAATGGAATTGCAGCAACTATTGCACTTCAAACAATTGGGGATGGGTATTGCTGACAAATCCATTATACGGGCAGCGTTTCTTACGAATAAGCGACAAGTTATTGCGGATATGGAAGAGCAAAATCAACAACAAGCACAACAGCAACAGGCCGAGTCACAGCAACAAGCGCAGGTCGATCAATCCAAAATCATGAGCTTAATGGCGAAAGCTCGTCTTGACGTGGCTAAAGAAGCCGAGAGCTATGCCAAAATAGAAGATATTCATGCAAGTGCAATGCACAAAGAAACCCAAGCAGATTTGGAAACAGTTAAAGCTATGATAGAACTTGAAGATCTTGATCTTGCAAATTTCCGCTCAAATTTAGAGTTGGCAGAATATATAAAAGGTGTTAACAAAGCATCACAACAAACGGCAAAAGCCGTATAGGAGTATTTTATGGCGCACAGTAAAGAAGCTCATGGAAAAGTGGCTGCAATGTCAAAATTCAATGAAGGGCATTGGGAAAAGAAAATGTCTGATGTAAGTGTTGGCGGTGGAAGATATTCTTCTGAAATGAATCAGGCAGAGGAATATAAAGCCGATGTTGATGGGCTTGCAAATTATGTTAAGAAACATAAAATGAAATATTAAAATATGGCTCCATCACCATATTTTTATGTGAGACTGGTCGCTCTAAACACACCGGACAGGTGGCTGGAAAGAAGTCTAAAAAATTAGGCCACCATTATGGACTATATAGATCAAATTGGTAAGTGGTATATCTACGCAAAATTAATTGAGATGGCATTTGGACTTTTATTGCTTCCTTTTGGTATTTATTTTGGTTTTAAACACTGGAAAAAGGTTTTTGGAAATGAAAAAAACACACCACAATCCTGATTATGCAAAGGATAAAACTGCCGATGTCATTAAGAAAGGCAATGGCCCTGCTGTTCCTAATGAACAATGGGAGAAGAATATGGATTTAACCCCTGCCGGATCCGATGATGGATATGGCGCATTTAATCCTAGATCAGGTAAAAGCCGTCCGACTGTTTATCCTAAAACAAATGAGTGTGACCATTGAAGGTAAAAAGACCTGAATTTAATCATACAGCAGGATCTTGTATAATTTGTAGAGAACACCCTGCCACAGAAAATTATAATAAATTCCTTATCGAATATTCACCTGATTGGTATTCATATATGTGCGTTAAGTGCATGAACGAACATGCAAAAAAATGGGGACATGAATTTGAATGAAATATTATTTACCGGATCCGCCGCGCGAACGCATTGAGTCCATTGAAAAATCACCACAAGATTATTACCCTATCGCAAAGGAAATGAACAATGAGAAAAACGAGAGTGAAACTTCTAAGAGAAAGTATAAAAAAAATCCTTCCAAAACCGACCCCACAGCAATGGCGAAAGTACAAAAGTAATTACATGAAAGGGTTGGTTTAATGGAATTAGTCCCAATGGATGGTAAAATACACAAAATAAAAATGCAGGACGAAGGGTTTTATGGATCTATTGTAAAACTTAAAAAACCAATAGTTTTTTCAAATACAGATGAATATTTTCAAGAAGAAATAGACAAACTTGTTGATAAATATTTTTTATTTCTTCGTCAGAACTTTAATCCTTTTGGATTTAATGAAAATTTTACGATAGTGTTTCGTCCGCCTTGTGAATTAGATAAAGATACGGATGCACCACATGGAACGTTAGCTATTAAATTCAAATTTACACTTCCAGGAATGCCATGTCTCAACGAATTTCCGCTGGAGAACTATCTCGCAAAGCAAAAGCCGACACAACAAAATACAACGCCTTAGAAGTTGGTCATGCACTTGCAGATGAAATACTCCCACAGCTTCGTCAGTGTATTGAGAACCATAAAAATATTATTGATGAGAATGAATTTTGCATTGTGATGCTCATTGCTAAAGATCCTTTAATTCATAATTTAATGCGCCGGAAATTCTATGCTTGGCCGTATCTTCCAAAGCCACGACCTAACCAAAGTGTTTTTTTATATAACAAAGGGCTAGACCAGATAACGCATAGGTTATGGATATTGCCCTCAGACATGGTAATGGCTGAGTTACACAGCCTTTCAACAGTTGATAGAAGATATAGGACAATGAAAGCATGGAGCGATGCCTTTTACAAAGGTTGGAAATATGACAAACTTTCAGGAGCTTTTTATAATGGTGACCCTTTTTATTTCTGGAATTTTGTGCGCAAGGATCAGAAAATAAATATGCCTTCGGAGCATGAATATTTTTTAGAGCATCGAGAAGAACTTATCAAGGCCGGATGTCAGATCCCGGATGCGAACAGCATTGAGTCCTTTGATTTCAGTAAAATCGCGATCGAAAAGGTCGTAGACTCGAAGCAAGCCGAGATCGAGTAATATTTTTTCTGTTGTTTTTGGTAGTCCTAAAATGGTTATCGGTGCGTCACATGCCATATAATTAATTGTTGTACGATATTCAGAGAACTTTTTTACCATCTGTTCCCTGATTATTTTCATTTGATCGTCATAATCAATTTTATTCTTTACACTCTCAGGGTTTTCAATTAATTTGTCGACATCAGACATAGGAGACTCCATATGACAGTTAAAGTTGAAAATAATGCAGAGCAACCTTTAGAACAAGCTAAAGTTGATACAAACATGAATCAACAAAAAGTTGACACAAATTTAACACAACAACCAGAAAAAAAAGATGACGGAAATAACGAAGACCCCAACTGGAAAGCATTTAGAGAAGCTAGAAAAAAGGATCGCGCTGAAAGAGAAGCTGCGGAAACAAGGGCTAGAGAAAAGGAGGCAGAGGCTATTGCTCTTAAAGCAGCGATGGAAGCAGCTTTCGCCAATCAACCAAGAGTAAATCAACAAAATCAATATAGTGAAGATTCACAAGAGGAAACGGAAGATCAAAGGATTGAAAAGAAGGTTCAGGCGGCTATTGCTTCACGTGAAGCCAAAGCAGAACAAGAGCGTTTATCGCGAGAACAACAAGAATACCCACAACGTTTAGCTCAATCATACCCCGACTTCCATCAAACAATTGCTCAAGAGAATTTAGATTATCTGGATTATCATTTTCCAGAAGTTAGCAGACCGCTTCAAAGATTGCCACAAGGCTTTGATAAATGGTCAGATATTTATCAAGCAATTAAGAAGTTTGTGCCAAATACAAACGCCAAAAAGGATGCTGCCAGAGCCGATAACAATTTTATTAAACCGAAATCAATGTCGAGTACAGGTATCACGCAGCCGGGAGAAATTAAATCCGCTTCAATTATATCAGAAGAAAGAAAAGCAGCTAACTGGGCGCGCATGCAACAAGTATTGAAAGGGGTGAGCTAATGGAGAAATATAAACTTGATCAACTTAAAAATATCAATGAAAAATATAAGCTAGCTGCATTTGTTTCATATGGCTCCCCAGATCAATATCAATTTCGTCAAAATGAACTTATGCGATGCTTAGCAGAATTTATTTTAACTCCTTTTTGGCAATGGGAAAATGAACAAGCAAAAAAAGAATTAAATTTACTTAAAACCGAGACAGAAGATGGAACAGGACTACAGGCTTGAATCTTTAACTTCAACTTTCATAGTTCATTCAGAAGATATTGAAAGGGATAGATTAAGGGTTAAAACGAAATAGAAAAAAGTGATCCGGATGATGACGAATTCAACGCATGGCTTGAAGACTTTAATATTGCCAAATCCTTATCTGTTATGTGCTGGGAAATTGAAAGGTTAAAAAATGTTGTTGGTCTTAAATAAATGATTTGATATACAGGATTTAGCACCAAATGCAGGATGGCGACCTGCAAAGAGCCTACGCCTCTTTAACGTAAGATAAAAAGAAATTTTTAACTTAAATTAAAGGGGCATTTCTATGTCATTCTCCACAGGGATAACAGGCATTCAGAATATGGCTCCTGAACTTCCCGTTCAGGCTTCTGAAGACCTTTTGTCAACTCCAATGTTTAATTTGATTCACTCCTTTGGGGTAGATCTACATCATGCCGAAAGTTATATCGGTAAAACTACTCGTATGTCTCGTTTCGAGCGTCTGTCTACAGACGGCGGTCAACTTGACGGTTCGGGTATTGATCCAGCTTCCGAGGTTCCAGTTCGTACAGATATTGACGCAACTATGGAAATATATGCGAAGTCAATCGTTACAAACGAACAAGTTGTGTTGTGGGAAAATTCAAAAACACTTACAAAATTTACTGCACTTTTAGGGCAATGGTTGAGAGAAAAGGAAGATCTTTTGATGAGAGACCTTTTCAGCTCAAGCGTCAGTTATATAAACGCCACTGGGGGCTTAAACGCAGACCAGCCGTCAAACATTTCTTTGAATGATGTAAACAACATTGAAAACATCCTTCTTGGCAATGACGCTCGGTCAATGCTAACAAGCCTAGAGGCAACTCTGAAATTCGCGACAGGCGGCGTCCGTGATGCCTTCATTGCGCTTGCAAACACAAATCTTTGCGCTGACCTTCAAAAAGTCCAAGGCGTATTGCTGAAATCAGCATACCCAACTCAAGAAGGTATCAGGCCGGAAGAGTATTGCTCAATTTCAAGGTTCAGATTCTTTGTCAGTTCCAAAGCTGCAAGGACTCCAGGTATCTCATTGAAAGGCAACACAATCTATACCATCCCAATGTATGGCTTGGAAGCTGCCGCCAAAATTGAACAAAACAACTACACATCGGTTATCGGATATCGTCCGCCTTGGGTTGTTTCTTCTGTGGCTCAAAACAGCCAACTCTATGCGAAGTTTGCGATTGCTCGTGCGATCACAAACCAAAACTGGATCTCTGGTTTGAACGTCACAACCTTCCAACCATCATAGGAGATTAAAATGGCTTTTACTATCGTTACTCAAGGGACATTTACCCAACCAGCGACAGCAGTCAATCAGATAATCCCATTGCCTAGCGGTGCGGATTATTTTAAAACATGGAACCTCACTCAATATGCAACGACACAGGCAACTGGTCGTGTAGTTGGGGGAGAATGGTTTGGCGGCGGACTCACTGCGGTTAATGATGGCCTACGCTGGAAAAAAACAAACAGCACAAGTGCTATCAATATAGACAAGTTTTCAACAGCAACTGCGTCAAATGGTTTTACATATGTTACAAAGTTTCCTGCTCCACAGGCTGCTTTGACAGGTACAACTATTACAAACGCAAACCCTGCGGTTGCAACAGTCACAAACACATATTCGGAAGGCGATACCGTCGTTATTTATAATGCCGTTGGTATGCAGCAAATAAGTGGAATGACTTTCACTATTTCATCCGTATCCGGATCGGCATTTACTTTGCTAGGTTTGAATGCCGCTGGTTTTGCAACTGCTGCAACATCATTTCTTGTAAGAAGGGTAAATCAATTTACACCTGTTGAGCCAAGCTTCCTGTTTGTCACTGCTGTCACTCAAGCAGTTCAAGCACAAGTGACCGTTTCACAGGCTAATAGTGTTTACCTTGGACAGAAATTCGAATTTACCGTTCCGGCCTCTTTTGGAATGGTTCAATTGAACAATTTCTATCAGCCTCAAAACTTGCCTGTCGTGGTCACCTCAATTGTGGACGCCTATAACTTCACAATTAATTTGGACACTACCAACTATACAGCTTTTGCCTTCCCTGCAAGCGCCCTGTCTCCTACGGCGCAGCTCTTTGCAACGATTGCACCAGCTGGTCAATCAACCCAGTTTAACCCGATAACAGGTGTTCAGACTGGTTATAATTTCCTTCAAATCCCTTTCCACACAGGAATATTCGTGCCTTATATGTACGTTCCTGCTGGTGCTCAATCGCCAGGGGGATCTGCCGGAGATGTGATTGTATGGCAGGCATACAAAATGGAAACAGGAACTATCAATGCACCTGTCCCAAGCTAAAACCAAGACCATTTTCCTGACATCAGGAAAATGGTCTCCTTTAGGAGATAAATGGCGAACCAATATTTACCACCTGTCATTCAGATTCCGAGTTCATTAGTGATAACCAATATCACTCAATCAACTCCTATGATTGTTAGTGTGGCAATTGGAAACCCGACGACAGAGGCAAACACTTATATTGTTGGAATGGCGATCAGGCTCTTTGTCCCCGTTACGTATGGGATGATTCAAGCTAACAATTTAGTGGGAACCATTATCGCAATCAATGGATCAGATTTCACATTAAATATTGATTCATCAGGTTTTGATCAGTTTATCACTCCGACGGGAAATGTTGAGCAACCAGCTTCCATAGCTCCTTTTGGCTCAAGAAATCTACAATATAACAATCAAACGGATCTCGTTCCGTTTCAATCACTGAATAACATAGGAAATTAACATGGCAGAACAACTTTTAATGTCTACCGCAGGCGGTGAATTGCACGGCTTGATCAATACATTGACAAACAGTGTCCCTTTTGACGATTTCAAAAACTTCAAGCCTGAACATAAAAAGGAATTAGAAAGAGAACGAAAAGACGATGCAAGAATTGTTGAAGTCGAATACATGAATTCACGTGGCCGACATGAGCGATTGACAAAACCTTATTGCAGATATGCAGGTGATCCGATTCAAATTTGGCATTTCATACCCGGCAAATCATACAAAGTCCCTTTCGGTCTTGTTAAAGAAGTGAATGACGTTAAGAAGCACATTCCTAAACGATCAGGTCTAGTGAGTATCGACGGCCAAGCTTTAAACAAAGACGAATCTCCTCTAGATAGAGATGAAGAAGGGGAATGGCTGCATAAATTTATTCAAAAAGTAGCTTAACATGACATCAGTAGCACAAGCAGATTCGACCTACACTTTTATCGAAAAAAAAGTACGGCATCTAACTGCTTGTGCAAGTGAAGCTGCTTTGTCGAGTTTCGATATTCAGCAGGCAGTCAACACGTTTTATAATAATGATTTTCCCTATGCCATAAAAATAGATCAACAACGTTCGGTTTATAAATTACTCACAATCCCTAACGTTGACCGCTATCCTGTAGATGTAAATAATTTACAAGGATTCCGCGCTCCTGTCTATTTTGAAGGCATTCAAGGAAACTTTTTCAAAAATAGAGAGCAACTTTTCAATTTATATCCCCGTTATCCTACTCAATTTCAGCCAATTGGTGGAGATGGTACGACAACCACTTTTACGTTTAGGCTTTTTGGAAATAATCAAAATCCTTTTCCACAGCCTAATTTTGGCATTTTAAGCACACAACTTGTCATTGGCGGCATAGATGCAAATGGAAATCCAATAAGAATAATAGATGACGGTGGAGCCGTGACAAATGCCTATGGCATTGGATCGAATACGACTACTGGGCAACTTCTTTTCTTAAACCAAAATAATGTTGGCAATAATGTTTACTTATCAACGGCAACCAACCCGGGAACCGTTCCGGCAAATACTCAGTTGCCTGCGATACCCCCTTTATCGCCGTTGCCAGTTCCGTCTCCTCCTCTGATGCAAACACCTCAATATTGTGGGACAGTTGATTATGTCACCACAGAAATCACCGTGACCTTTCCAGTTGCTCCTGCCGCCGGAACAATGATAAATGTATGGGCTGCAACCTATCAGGTGGGTAGACCATACAATCTTTTATTCTGGAATAATGAATTTACGATTCGTCCCGTGCCCGATAACGTATATCTTTGTGAGATTGAAGTTTTCCAAACTCCTGCTCAGTTTATGGCCACAACAGATAACCCTATTTTGAATCAGTGGTCACAATATATTGCCTATGGAGCCGCTTGTGAGATCCTAAGAGATCGTCAAGATGTTGAAGGCGTGCAAAACCTTATGGAAGGTTTCATGCGACAAGAAGGTCTTGTATTAGAAAGGCAGGCGGTAGAAGAAATATTCCAACCAAATATCACTTTGTTTAACTCTACAAATTTGGGTTTCGGCGTGGGTGTCGGGAATGGATATGGTACGGGTGGTTTCTAATGGCCGGATATTCTCCACTGAAAATCACAGGGATGTCGACCGGGTTAGTACAGGAAAGAGAAAACTTTTTGCTGCCGGACGATGCCTACCCTACTTTGTTAAATGCGTACGTTTGGCGAGAGAGGATCTTAAGAAAGCAAGGTTACCAGTTACTTGGCCGACTCCAACGTTCTGTTTCTGTCTCAAGTGCTTTAGTTGCCGGTGCTTTGAATCTCATAACAACCCTATCCCTCGGATCTTCGGCATCCTTAGTCCCTGG